CAGATCGGGGAACTTATCTGGCAGGCCAGACAGCAAGGCGGATTGAAGCAGGAGGAGCAGATCCTCCGGGCTATCAAGAGTGGATTCAAAAGCTATAAGCCCGCTTCGGTAGCTATGCAGGCAGAGTTTTTCAAACTGAATACCCGGAAGCTGGAAGCCCTGATCAAAGCGACCGGTAATGATATGAAGAAAGCAGAAACAGCAGTCTTACGAATGGCAAATGACCAGTATCGTAAGGCTATTTTTAATGCCCAGGTGTATGCTAACTCCGGAGCCGGTACTTATGAAAAAGCAGTGGACATGGCTACCAAGGGTATGCTTTCCCGTGGGCTTAACTGTGTAGAGTATAAGAATGGCGCACGCCATGCTCTGTCAGATTATGCAGATATGGCAATCCGGACAGCCAGTAAGCGTGCATATTTGCAGGGAGAAGGGGAGAAACGTCAGGAATGGGGAATCAGTACCGTTATTGTAAACAAGAGGGGAAACCCCTGTCCCAAGTGTCTCCCTTTTGTAGGAAAAGTTGTGATTGACGATGTGTGGAGCGGAGGCAAGGCTTCTGATGGACCGTATCCCCTTATGAGTGCAGCTATTGCAAGAGGACTCTATCACCCAAGATGCAAAGATAGTCACAGCACATATTTCCCTGGAATATCAACGGCAGATGATACCTGGACCAGAGAAGAATTAAAGTCAATTGAAAAATCTTATAAGCAGGAACAGGATCAGCAATATAATCAAAGACAGGCGCAGAAGTTTAAAAGATTGGCTGAATATTCTTTAGATGAATCCAATAAAAAAGCTTACGATAAAAAAAGCCAGCAATGGGAAAGCCAGTCTGAAAAAGAAGAAATTGGGTTCTTCAAAAAAATACAGACGAAAAATGTGGTTGAAGAAAAAGTAGACGATATTGCAAATGATTTTATACCTGCAAGCACATTACAGGAAGCAAAGGAATATGCTTTTAAGGAATTTTCAGTTTTAATTAAAAGTGCCGAAGATATACCTTTAGAAAATGTAAATTCCATAAATAGGAGATATGGGCAGCTTATAAAAGAAAATCCGCATATGAAAGGATTCATTCAGGAATTTGAATTTACGGATACTTTAGGAGATGGTGCTTATGCAGCAAGGGTTCTGACTCCGGAAGGAGACGGCAGAATAAGCCGTTCCATACAATTTAACCAGGAAGAATATAAAAACATAGAAGTGCTAAGTAAAAAGTATTCTTCCCTTGTTAAATCTGGGCATTTTCCCAAAGGCACAACATATGAAAATATTGTTGATCATGAGTTCGCTCATGCCATGGCGGATGAGATGGGTCTTAAAATGTGCCATATAGATATTAACGGTAAATTTACAGCAGATGAATGGAAAGATGTAAGAGTGGCAGGAAAGGCTTTCAGCAAGATCAGGGTTGAAGAAACAGCAAAAAAACTACATATTACAGCGGGTAAGCTTCAGAAAAAAATAAGTAGGTATGCAGCATCGGATCACTCGGAAGCATTTGCAGAGGCGTTTTCTTCTGTGCATGGTGCGAAGCCTGCAAAAGAAGCCTTGGCACTTATGGCTGAATATGATAGAATAAAGAAAATGTACCATTAAGGAGGCAGACATGGTAATCGGTGCCATATTTAAAAAGGGGAAGAACGGCGAATATCTAACTGATAAAAATGGGGATTATGTGATAGATGAGCCTGAGTCCCAAAAGCTATTAAACAATGCCTTTTCAAAAGAAGCGCAGGAAGATAAACAAGCACTTAGTATTTTTGAAGCAGAGTTAAGGAAAGTTGAAACACAGAATAACAGTTAATACCATCAGTCAGTAAAATGGCCGGTGGTATTTTTATGGAGAAATCTATGATACAAATATACTTTACAATCAAAACTTATCTACTGATAATATGGTTGATACTTACAGTGATAACTGTGATATGGAAAATATATAAATGTTTTCACTAATCCGGGGTACAGAAGCCTCGGTATTTTTATATTCAAAAGTTGCGACCGTCGCAACAGATCGGAGGCAGTATGCACCGGATAAGAGAGGATCCGATATAATTAAATATCATTACAGATAAAGCGCGCGGGATATCCTGGGCGTTATTTTATTGCAAAGAAAGGATGAGATCATGAAAAAAGAAGAATTTATCTCACTGGGAATTAGTGAGGAACAGGCAGCCAAAGCGGCGGAGGCTTCAAAAAAGGAACTGGAATCCTATGTACCTAAAGCTGATTATGATACAGCCAATCAGGCGAAGGGACAGCTTGAAAAAGATATCAAGGACCGTGACAAGCAGCTGGAGGATTTGAAGAAAAACAGCGGAGACAATGCGGAACTGAAAAAGCAGATTGAAACCCTGCAGGCTGAGAACAAAGCGGTTATGGAGAAAAACGAAGCGGATATGAAGGAGCTGAAGCTTTCCACTGCTATTAAGCTGACCATTGCCGAGTCTGCTCAGGATGCAGATCTGGTAACTGGTTTGTTTGATAAGTCTAAACTGATTCTTTCTGATGACGGGAAGGTCACTGGCTTGGAGGAACAGTTAAAGTCCATTAAGGAATCTAAACCTTTCCTGTTTAAAGAGACTAAGCCAGGTACAGATACGAAGCCTGGATTCCGTCCTCTTGGTGCACCCGGTCAGCAGTCCCAGGGAGGAACCAAAACCGATGATGGAAAGGTAAATATGAAATCTGCCATTGAAGCATCGCTTCAGGCTCAGATGCCATCTAAATAAAAATAAAGGAGATGAAAAGACTATGGCTATTACGTTAGAAGAAGCAAGAAAAAATGTGCAGGACGACCTGCAAATCGGGGTGATTGATGAATTTAGAAAATCCAACTGGATCCTGGATCATATCACGTTCGATGATGCCGTTTCCCCAACCGGGGGCGGAGCGACCCCAACTTATTCCTACACCAGACTGAAAACACAGCCTACGGCGCAGTTCCGTGAGATCAATAAGGAGTATACACCTCATGAGGTGACCAAGGAACGTCATTCCGTGGACATTAAGGTATTTGGTGGATCCTATCAGATCGACCGTGTTATCGCCAATATGGGAGGTATCGTATCTGAAATCGATTTACAGCAGTCCCAGAAAATCAAGGCAGCGCAGGCATTGTTTAATGATACCTTTATTAACGGCGACAGTGCGGTGGATAGCAACGCTTTTGATGGTCTGGAAAAGGCCTTGGCTGGCAGTTCTACAGAATATAATACTGGAGCGTCTATCATCGATTTATCCACGTCACAGATGGTAACGGATAATTTCCAGTACTTCCTGGATATGCTCGACGAGTTCCTTCGCGGACTTGATGGAGAACCCTCTTTCATTGCAGGCAATACAAAACTGATCTCTAAACTGAGAGCGTGCGCAAGACGTGCCTCCATGTATCAAGTGACAAAGAGTGACTGGGGAACAAACGTGGAAGCTTACGGAAATATTCCTTTCGTAGATCTGGGAGCAAAGCCGGGAACCAATGATGAAGTGGTCAACATTGATGCAACCAAAGGAACCACCTCTCTCTTTGCAGCAAGACTGGCACTTGACGGACTCCATGGTGTTTCCTTTGCAGGAGTAGCGCCGGTGCAGACCTGGCTTCCTGACTTTACAACAGCAGGAGCAGTAAAGACTGGTGAAGTGGAAATGAATGCAGCAATCGCCTTAAAGGCTTCCAAGGCTGCCGGAGCATTCCGTAATATTAAAGTAAAATAAGGAGGGTTTTTCATGAAAGTATATGCCCCTAATAAACAATATACAGGTACGTCCGCCAGCGTACCTTTTTGCAACGGTGTGGGAGACACAGAGGATCCTCGCCTGTTACATTGGTTCAAAAGCCATGGGTATGAAGTAGAGGATCTGCCAGAATTAGGAGATCCTGCCGAAGATCTGGGCGAACCACAACAGGATAATCCTGAAGCCCCAGAAGAAAATGCAGAGAAGGAACCTGATAAGGAAGCAAAGAAAGGAAAATCTGCGAACCAGAAAGCGGGTGAGTAAATGCCTTATGTCCCGTATGTAACGCCGGATTATTACAAAGGAACCTATAAAGGGAGCACGGTACCAGAAGATGAGCTGGAGAGAGCACTTCGACAAGCCAGTCGCCATATTGATTCCCTGACTTACAATCGGATTGTGGGTAAGGGATTTTCCAATTTGACCGAGTTTCAGCAGGAAGTCATTCAGGAAGTGATATGCCTACAGGCTGACTTTGAATGTGAAAACGCTGACGAGATCAACACGATCTTATCCAGTTACAGCCTTAATGGAGCATCGGTTTCTTTTGGCAGTTCATGGAATGTATTTACTGATAAAGGCATTGCAATGATGCGTGATGTGTACGCTCTACTATCTCAGACGGGCCTGTGCTGCCGGTTGGCGAGGTGAGCCTATGAAATACCCATGTTTAGTGCCGAAACGGCTGTGTAAGACAGATATCAAGGTCCACTTGGAGAGTGAGGAAACTAACAATCTGGGTGAGCCAAAATACAAGGCTGATC